GTGATGTCCATTAGCGTACTGAGTATAGTTACCATTTACATAGGCGTCTTGTCCGTTAGAGGTGCCAATCCATATGCTAGCGTGTGCGTAATCAGTAACAATATCAAAGGATATTAAATATTTTTTACCGTTTGTTAGATAACCTGTACTAGTGAGTAAGGTTTGAGCTGTAAGACCGCCACTACTATTATCACTAAAAGCACCAGCACCATTAGTAATAGACCAGCCACCACCAGCAGACCAATTACTAGCATTAGTAAAGCTACCGTCTTTTAATAGTTCTCCTCCTATAGTAGGATAGATTTTATTACTAAGGGCGTCTATAAATGTTTTTCTTATGTATTGTGTTACTGACCTCATTTGTTTAGTTCTTTTCTAATTTTAATATCTAACCTACCTAACATAGCTCCAAATGCTTCTCTAGCTGAGTTAAATAAAAATGGTCTAGGCTCTAGAGTTACTTCTCTAATGCCTTTACCCAAAAATTGAGCTGAGTAGCTAGTAGGTATACCTAAAGCGTCTAATTGTGAGCTACTATAAGCACTACCTGTACCAAACTCCATATATGGAGCATAATGAGCTGAAGCCTCTACATAACCTGTAAGACCTTGTATAGTTGGTTTAATACTTTGTCTTAGTGTACCACCACTTTTACCTTTACCAGCAACAGGAGCTCTCCTAACAGCTTTTTTAGTTATATCTAATAACGTATGCGCTATTTCAGTAGATAAGCCAGCAGTACTAAATAACTTTAGCTTACCCATTTTTTTCTGTAGGCGCTTCATATCAGCTGGAGATACTATTACTGCACTATTAGTCATCTTGTATAGTAGCTATTATTTTTATGTAGTAATCTAATTCACTATCATAAAAGGCGTTAATTCTATAATCTTTACTGTTAAATCTAATAAGAAAATCGTCTTGTATATTTACTGCTTTTTTTCTAATATAAAATTCAGTTTCTACTCTATTACCTACCTCTCCGTGTTTTGTTAGGTCATTTACTGTACTTCTAACCTCTTTCACGTGCGCCCAAACTGTAGCCACTACTGATACACTACTTTCAGAAAGACCACCGAAACCATCGTCAATAGTAGTCCAATCTAGAAATTGTATTCTTTTGTTTAGTTTACCAGGTTGAAATTGTTTTGCCATTATATGTACATTGACTTAAAGGAGGCTAATATAGATTTGACATTAGTAGGCACTTCGTTTACTGTACTACCAACCATAAAGTCCCCTCTATTTTCATAGTAAGACGCTACTAATTGTAGTACTGCATTCTTTAGTAAATCATCAGACATTCCTAGAGTTACATAGCGTACATCTACCTTTTCAGATTCTCCAGCGTTGAGCTCGATAGTTTCATTATTAAGGCCTAGTACATTATATGTAGCAACAACAGAGTCAATCTTAACGTGCGTAATACTATCTACAGGAGCAAACGGTAAGTCAAATGTACCGTTAGTACTAGGCAAATAGTATACCCTTGTTTTGGCTACTATATCTCTAGATATATAGTTTTCGCACCAAATACGCGCCTGTACAATCATACGGTCGATTAGTGTATCATCATCTGAGAAATCTACCCTTAAGTAAGCCTTAGCTTCACTTGTACTAACAATCTCTGAGCCTGAAGTAGCTATTATCTTTATTTGCCTCATTAGTAAAATATTTTTAGTAAAGATACAAAAAAAAGAGCTACTTATTTAGTAGCCCTTTTAGTAACAAACTATAACTTATGTAAGAAAACAAACTTAACTTAATGTAAGAATAGAGCAAAGTTATTAAAATTTTCTTTATACTTTCCGTTAATGTTAATTCTTATGCTCCTTTGTTGATTATTTTTTATGATAAAGAAGCCGTCAAGCTCTCTATGATATATTGCAAAGTAATCAACATCTTCTCTATTATAAAAGTCCTGAGTCCTGGCTAGTACAATTTGTACACTATTTTTTCCTTTATCTCTCCTCCTATTTACGCCTATACTTTTAATCTGTATCTTTAGTAATTTTTTATTAACATCTAGTATACAGTCATACTTAGAAGTTTGTAATAAAGGCATACTAACTAAATACCCTTGTTGCATACAGCGAGTTGCAAAAATATATTCAGCGCAACAGCCCACCAAATTTTTGTCGTCAATATACGTTTTAAGCTCATTTTTGGACGTTTTAAGCAATGTTTGCTGATTTTAAGGTGTATCACCTACCAATATACAAAATCTTACCGCAAATGTGCCAAAAAACGTATAAAACAAAAAAAAGACCCTCACAACAGTAAGGGTCTCGGACTAAAAAACCAAATTTACAAAGAAAACAATCAGGTTATCTGTAAAATCTTATCTATCCAATACTCTAATTTTAAAAAAATTATTGTAATAATGAATAGTGTAATTGTAAATATACAATAAAAAAATACTTTCTCTAGTTTTTCTTTACGTTCTTTTCGCACACGCATATTACGCTTTACGCGATTCAGAGCGTCCTGTACGGTCTTATAAGTTCTTGAGTTCTTTTTCATAATCTTCTATTAGTGTTATATTGTAATTCATCTCAGACGTCATCTTAATAATCCGTAACCTAATTCCAGTATTTCTGGCTATAATCTCCTTGATTTCTTTTTGTAGCATTTGTCGTTTTAGATTCTTTTTGTATTCCTGTGTGTTATCTTCTTGTGTGTTATCCATATCGTTATGTATTAATTAGTTCTAAAAAAATAGAGGCTAGCTCTGTTATCCATATCAAACTCATATTCATAATGGTCATATGAAGCAAACATATTACCGTAGCCGTCTGCTTCTATTATTGTATTACTTGTAGCTTTCCAGTCAATCTTAATCCACCAGAGCTCATCTAGGTTTGTTTCAGTAAAGTAACACTCAGTTACTATATCCTTAGTAGATTCTAAGTGTACTTCATCAATACACCAGCTACCTATTACCCTGTACTCGTGATTATCAAGCTCGATATACATATCTAGATTCTCTAGAGAACGAGCAAAATATTTAGCTCTAATTTCTCTGTATATGTTCTTTAGCTTCGGTATAGAGATACTATCATCTAGCTCTTTCTCTATAAATGTGTGAAGCCCTTTTAGTGTGTATAGTTCTAAACTTTCCATTTCATATCTATATTAAGTTCTTGTAAAGCATTCTCTATTGTTTCTAGTTTGTTCCAGGTAAGGTCATTAAAAATATTTTCTAGTGTGTACTCTACTGATTCGTATATCTCCTCATCATCACAGTAAATACTAGTGTATTTTTCTTCTTGAATTAGGTTAGCTATGTAGTTACAGTAATCATCGTGCATATAAGTAAAAGTTTCTTGTATGCCGTCATAATTGATAGTAAAAAACTCGTAGCTATCATTAGTGTACTCAGTATATAATCTTACATCATATCTGTTAGATTCATAATGTGAGCTTGTAGGTTTGCCTATTTCAAGGGCGTAAATGTGTTTTACTACTTTGAGCTTTATCTCAGTAGGTAATTCCCTCTCTAGGGTATTCCAAAATGTTATCTTATCTGCCATAGTTTTCTTTATTAGGGTTAATGTTTCGTTTGTTTTCGAGCTGTGCCTCAAGGCTTGCTATTTTTTCATCTTTCAGCTTCATAGTAGCTTCTAATCTGCTAATACGCTGAATTAAAAAGTCAATAGTGTGTTTCATTAGTAAAAATTTTTTAGTTACACCTCCCCTAGTACAACAACAATGAACAACACAAAACTAGGGGAACGCTCAGGGCTTAAGTACTATTTATAGAGGCCCTGTCCTCTTGTAGGCTAGTATTCATCTACTACTTCGTCATACTCATCTTCTAGGTCGCTGTAGTATTCTTGCTCTTTAACGTCCCTAATATCATCATAGGCACGCTCCCATACTTCGCGCATATCTAGCTCATCTTCAAAGTCAATAGCAATACTGTAACCGCTAATAAGAGCGTCATAGATACGGTCCTCAGCTCCGTACAAATCAACATATACGTCTTGTTGTAGGTTATATCCTTGTCTTAAGCCTCGCATACGCTCATCTGTTAGTATATAAACACTAGTACCGCAGGCTAGGTCCTCTAACCACCCTTTAAGGTCGGCTTTTTCAACCATATCAGACCAATTAAGGCTATTAGGCTCATAGTAAGTAATATTATCGTGATTTATTACGGCTTCTCTTAGTTCTTCCTCTGTTAGTTCAGAGGGATAAGGCCAACCGTCATTAGATAATGCTTCTAGAACTTTGTCTTGTAAATCGTCTCTAGAAATAACGTTTTCTGGGGGTGTTAAGTTTTCACTCATAATGTAAAATTTAGTTATTAGTAATATATTTGATTGTTTTTCTTACAGTAGTATAGTTTCTCATCATAGCGCTTCTCTCATTATCATCAGTAGAAAATAATGATAGTGCTACTAGGTCTTTCTCGAGCTTCTGTAATTCTTGTAGTAATTCGTCTTTCATAGTGTTGTTATTAGTAGTATAGTAATAGTTATATTCACTTAAGTTCATATAACTATTACTTACTATTATTGTGCTAATCCAGGCAAAAACATTGTAAGATTGGGGTCCCTTTCTATAAAGACCCTTAATTCTCTTAGCTCTTGAATAGAAAATTGTCTTAATCTTCGCTTCAGAGTGCTAGTAAGGTTATACTTACTCTCTACTAATTCGTAGATTTCGTATGCTTCTCTTGTTTCATCGTATGTCATATTTTTAAGTATTTTAAGCCGTTTTAAGGCAAGTTCGTACCGCGTATAGCACTTGACCTAGCTATACGCACGCTTTGAGCTTAAACGCTATTTTAAGTCGCTCAAACGACTCTCCAGCTCAGCAGAACATATGTCTAAAATTAGCTTATCTTCCGCGTAGCCTTTGTATAATACAGGTATAATCATTTTTTTCTTTAGATTAATTACTATTGTTTTTAGGTCTGTAATAGTGGCTACTTTAGCCATTCCTGTTATACGCTCTTTAGTATACTGATAATGTTTCATTGTTACTAGGCTTTATAGTGTTAATTACTTGCGTATAATCTGTTCCGTAGATTACCGCCTGGTTAAGTTCAAAATTTTCTATTAATTGTTGTGTGTTCATAGTGTTGTTATTAAAGGGCGCTTTTACACGCCCTGATTAGTATTAGTGATTATGCGTTCATTCTTTGAGTGTACTCTGTGTGCTCTCCTAAACCTGGTAGAGATTCTTCAATGTACCTAGCAGTAGTAATAGTACTGTGCATAGTTTGGTACATTACTGTACCGTGTAGCTTCCCTATTAAGTTTCTTACATCTTCTATTGTTGAACTGTAAGAATGAGCCATATATCCATTAGTACTTTCTGTATGCTTCTGTAGCTCTAATCTATTGTGCGACAAGTAGTTATAAAGGCACTCTAGCATAAATAGAGCTTGACCTTGTGTTACTACAAATTTGCCTTCATAGTTCTCTTTGTACTCAGCAAATATTTCCCTAGTTTGGCTGTGCATATTAGTTTCTACTAATAGCGTTTGATTAATCTTACCAGATAACGCCTTATGTGTAAAAGCGCAAAAGTCGTTAAGGTCCTTACTTCTTCTAGCCCAAAGGTCGTCGTGCTCTCTCTTTAGTGTTGCTCTGTAGCAATTCATTGCTTGACTAACTTTTAACCATTCGAACTCTGTTAATTTGATAAACATTTTTTTGTGTTTTGTGGAGTTGCCTCCTGTTATTGTTTCCTTGCCTCCTGAGAGGCAAACGCTTAGGGCTTAGTAACCTATTTAGAGTCGCCCTAACGACTTTATACAGCTGAGTTCAGTTCTCTTAAAGAGTTCTTGTATTCTGCTTCAGAAATAAATCCTCTTGAGTAATCTCTTTCGAGCTTATCAGTTAAAAGGAAAAATGTTTGAGCTTGAGCTGTTACGAAAGTGTTTAGTGTTGTGTTCATAATTGTTGTTATTTAGTGTTATTATTAGTGTTATGATAAAATTCTTTCAGAGTCCATTAAATGTTCCTCTAGTGTCTTAAGAGTAGCAATCTCTTTTTTTACTTGCTTTACTTCACTAGGAGGTGTATATAACCCTGAATTAGGGTTAAGGTCAAACTCCCAATTTTCCAGGTACATTAGACCCTCTCTTACGATAGATAATTGCTCCTTTACTTGCTCTAGGTTATCAGCACAAATGTTAATCTGTCCTGTTTCTCCTATAAAGCTAGCTATCTTGTAGCATCTTATCCAGCTTGCCTGGATTACTGTTTGATTGTTTTCTACGAATACTGATTTTGATTTTTTTGACATTGTTGTTGTTTTTTAGTGTTATTATTAATATTACTTGATAAACGCGTCTAACGTTGTTGATAGGAAATTAGTGAACTCTCTAGAAGCAAAGTGCTTTACTATTACTTGATTACCTTTCATATATGTAACCTTGTAACTTGATTTTCCCATTGGGTAACCAGGTGTACTGAATCTAATATCATTAAGGTTTCTAGGAGTTACCACTTTTTCAATATTGATTGAGTGGATTTCTTTAGTGTTGCTTACTGTTGTCATAATGTAAAATTTTGTGTTGTTATTGTTGGTACAAATGTCTTAACTATTTTTTGATTTTCCAAACAAAAATGAAAGTTTTTTTTTATTTTTTTTATTTCGTGTTTTTTTCTTCTCTGGAAAAATTCGACTGCTGGCAGAACAAAAATTTTTGAATGTGATATGTCAGCGAGGTAGGAAAGTCCCGCAAAACGTCCAAAAATGGCCTTAAATCGTATATGCGGTTTTGTCAAAATTTTAAAAAAATGCAAAAAAAAAGAGGCCCAAATAGACCTCTTGATTTTTATAGTATTACCTTACTATTATGCTCCGATAGTCGTAATGTCAGCAGAGAAATCTCCGTGAACAAACGCGTTTGCTAGGTAAGTAGCAAGAGTAATTCTCTCTTGACATCTTACTGTTACAAATCCGTCTCTTACGTTAGTACCGTCCTCTCTAAAGAATCCTAATGATACGTTATCTTTAATCCATAATTGAGCTCCTTGAGCAAAATTACCAACGATATACTTATCACTATCAATTGCAGTAGTAGGAATTACAGGAACACCCATAATTCTAGGCACCATACCAGCTTGCCAATCACTTACTAAATATTCTTTAGTAGTAGCTTTTTGTAGGCTTAGTTTATGCCAATCTACAGGATTAAGTAAAATATAATCAGCTGAGTAATTAGCTACTGCTAACTGATTAAGAGCAACTGCTAAAACATCAAACTGATTAGCGTTAGCAACAGCACCTGTAAAACCAGCGCCTGTAAAACCAGTAGCTGACGTTAATAATCCGTTAAGATTTGGCGCTGTTCCGTTACCAGATATAATCTGAGTATCTTCTACAGCTAATAATTTTTCTGGTGCTCTTGCACTTAAATATGCAGATAATTGAGGTGTAGAATCCATCATTTCTTCAGAGATTCTAAAGTAAGTACCAATTTTTTCTACAGGAACAGATACAGCTGTCATATCAAAATCAGATTGACCTAATGTTTGGCCTTCATTCTTAGGTGCATTACCGTCAGAATATCCTGATTCTTGTACATATCTAACAACATCACTATCTGTACTTCCTTGAGCTAAAATATCTCTCATATGGAAAGTTCTTGTAGGGTCGTACTTATATCCTGGAACTCTAGTAGGAGGTATTACGTCTCCTGTAAAGTCCGCGCCAATAGTCATATCGGCTTTAATTTCTAGAGTAGTAGCATTTGCATTACCTTTAGTAAAGGCATCTAATGCACCCTCAGCTAATTTTTCATCTAAAGCGCTTCTAAAGCTCTTTGTAGTAGCACTACTAGCTTCAGCGTTTTTCTTTTGAGCAACTTCTACAGCGTCCATACGCTCGTTAAATTTGTTCATTAGATTATCAATTTCACGCTTTAAAGTTTCATCAGCTTTTAGGTCTGCTCTCTCTATTGCTTGTTGAGATGCTTTTTCAATTTTAGCGTCTATTACGTCGCCTAATTCATTCATCTCTTTTTTCAATTCATCATTCATTTCTAAAAGATTTAAAAGTTTAAAATTTATTTTAATTTATCTATTAACAATCTGTAAGCTGAACTATCATTTTTAACTTCTGGCTCAGTAGCTTCTGCTGGCTGAGTAGTTAAATCTGTAAAAAATCCTTTTAGCTTTAAGATTTCTGCTTCTAAGGCATACCCCATTTCATCAGAGATATTGCCTTTTCTAATGAGCTTACAAAGATTATCATATCTTTTGTAAACATCATCAAAATTTTTCATTCCTTTAACGTCTAGTATTTTAGCTTGGTCATTACTAGCCAAACTAACAGCTGACACTTCATACAGCTTTACTTCAGTTAATTCTCTATAACCCTCTTTAATTTCTTTTTGTATTGGCATTATTCCTACTGAATTCTCAGTAATAATACCATTTTTCATTAATTCTAATACATCATTCCCTAGAGTAGTTTTAGGTATTTCTGCTACAAACATAAGCCCTTTCTCATCTTCATATAGCTCTCTCATCTTCCCTAAAGGTTGGTCTAGTTTGTGCTGATAGTAATATTTTACTCTATAACCATTTTCCTCAATGGTCTTTTTGTAAGCACCCCTCTTGATAATATCATTATCAGAATCTTTATTCTCAAAATAACTAGCATAGCCTTTTACTATACCATTCTTGCTATCTATGTCCTGTACTTCACCTAAAGGACTTTGTTTGTATATTAATTCCATATTAAAATTTTTGTAAAGATAAGATTTTTTTTATTATTAGTACCAATTAGTAGTCTTACCTCCAGCCATACCGAAACCAAAACTATCTAACTCTACATTAGCCTCTGCATCTGGAACAGGTAGCGCTACACTAACACATCTACAGTTAATATTATTTTCTGCTAAATATCCAGCTCCTGGTCTATCTAACATTTCTCCGCCTACATTGTATTTCTCTTTCATAGGTATTCCGTCCTGATATTTATAGTGAGCAACATTATGAGAACTTCTTTCAGCGCCATCAATAGAGGCTATCCAATATTTTTTTAAGTATTGAGCATCAAATAATGTTGTTGCTGACTGTTCTAAGGCGTAGTTTGATATTCTTGTAGTTTCTGTAGTAATAATTCTTTTACTATTAACCATACCTATATGTTCGTGTTTTCTAGATAATATTTTTGCTTTCTGTTCAACTCCTAACATAGCAAATTCAGGGTCTTTCATTAGGGCTTCAAAAGTTCTAATAGCGGATTTTGTAGCGGTCCTAGTAATCTCAGGACCCCAGACCTCAGCCATTTGTATAGAGTACCACTTAAAGGTAGCTTCCCATTCTTGTAAGTATAACTCAGGATTTATTTGTTTATTAGTATATTTTCTAAAATTATCAGCATACCATAAAACAAAATACATACCTGTATTAATGTAGATATGGGCGTATAAATCAGTAATAAATTTCTGTTGGAAAAATCCTATAGGGTTATAAGAGCCTGTTTCTAAAAATCTTTTAGTAATCTTAGTGAATTGTTCTATATAGTAATTGTACACCTTAGGTAATACTTTTTTCTCAGTAATACCTCTAGCTTTTGCGTATGCACCTCTAAAACTATCGTAAAATTTACTCATTGTCTAATCTGTCGAACAACCTATTTACCCAAGTTCTCATAGATTCTCCACCCCATAGATTATATGCTACATAGCCTTTATCTTTCCAGGGAGTGCCTTTCAAATCTGGGTCTATTTTTGCGTTTTCTTTATGCCTTGCTAAAAATGACTTTACTCTCTTAAGAGTTTCTACTGATAGAGCTTCTCTCTTAGATAATTGAGAGGCTCTAGTCCAGCCTATAACAGTACCGCCCTTTACATCATCTCTACCGTATTTTTCCCTCCAAGCTATCATTCTTTTAGCATTATTAGTAGCTCCTTGTGGGTAAGTATCGTAACTTTCTTGCTTCAAAATTTTGGCCTGGCCGTCAGGCTGAGATACGTCCGCTGGTACGTTTTTAAGCACATTTGCGGACACTTCGCTGTGTTTAAAGCCTTTGACATATTTGACAGCTTGTTCGTATGCTTCGTGCGTTAAAAATGGCATAAAAATTGTTTCTCCTCCTTGCTCGTGAGTGTGGAAGCCTGAGCCTCCTAGCCTTTCAGCTTCTGCTTCAGCTTCTTCTTGTGTGCTATATGTAGGAGCCTCTACAGGCTTTGTTTGTTCTTGTTCTACAGGTAATGTTGGATTTACTAAGTTAATATCACTACCATTAGCTGGTATTAAATTAGCTGGTATATAGTAATCGTTTAATGCTTCTGACTCACTATCAACACCAAAGCTCATAGCTTCTCTTTTTTCATTAGGAGTAAGCCACCAAGATTTAGCCATTTGGTCTACTAGCTTCTCTGTTTCTTCTTGTAGTTCTGGTATACTAGTAAAATCAAAATCAATACAAATTTTATCTCCAAACTTAGGAGCTAGCCACCTGTTAAATTCATCTCTAATGTTTATCAGTTGAGGTATTACGCATTGTTGATAGAGTGCTTTCTTAGCCTCTTTCATATTGTTATATGTAGCGCTATCTGTATTATTCAACATCTGTACAGGAACATTGTATATATTACAAAGGTCTTTTACTGAGGCGTTATATTGTTCGATTAGTGATAAATCAGTAGCCGATAATCCAAAATTTACCCAAGACATTTTTTTAGGGCTAATAAGAATATCTCCAGCGTTATTACTTCCTTGATGAGCTTGTCTAAATTTATCCTTTAACTGTTGTGCCTGTACCTCATTGATACCGTCCTCTTCTTGAGTTGTAAGTATACCTCTAGCCGTTTGATTTTGTAGATATTTTACGCCTGTTTGTACAGCTTCGTTATTAGTAGTTAAACTTCTTAATCCAGCTTTAAGCGGACTCTGGCCGTATAGATTAGAGCCTGAGCCGTCAAAATATGGGTTAAAATCCTTTATATGACAGATAGCGTCTGCTGGTATTTTATACTCTCCGTTATACTGTAGAGTATATTCTTTTACAGGTTGCATTAATCCACCTGATACTATCTCCATTTTTTGAGAGGGTAATACATATAGCTCTTTAAATTTTCCTAGATTAACGCCTGTATCAGGACCTATACCATAAACATATCTATTGCCTGTAAGCATACCAAACGCTATAATTTCTTGTAAGAAGCTACTAAACGATTGAGCTGGATTAGGTCTTTCTAGTAGCTTATGTAGCTCAGTATCTTCTAGCTCTACTAGAGCTTCCTTTCTAAGTAGCTTACTTTGTAAAATAGATTCTTTAGTAATAATACCGCTTGTCATATTTCTATACTTCTGATAAGAGCTCTCTCTTACTTTCTCATATACCATTAATGGAATACTAGAGGCGGTTTTAGTTACTAGGTTAACTATAGAGTATATAGTAGCGTTTTGCCTATAACCCTTATCTATATAGGTATCATCATTTTCACTATTCCATATTACAGATTGACCTAGCCAATTGTATACAGCTCTATTATATTGTTCGTTAGTGTTTTGTGAGTTTTTAAATAAGGCTCTCAGGTTATCGATAAGTCCCATATGAATTACTATAAATTTTTTTCAAAAATACAAAAATTAATTTTTATACTATAAAGAAGCTGTCATTATACTTATATCTTGTGTATACAGCATATCTCAAAGCGTCTAATAAATGTTCAGGTGCTGAGGTAATAGGCTTGTTAATAATAGTACCGTCTTTCAGTTCTTCCCATAAGTAGCCTTGTTGCTCTTTAAATATATTCCTACTACACTTACTAATAAATACTTCAAACTCCTTTAGCTTACTAATACCAGCGTTTACACTACCAGCACCTTTTATAGAGGGCTTAACCATAAGGCCCTCTCGTCTAAGTTCTTCTATACTCTTAGGCTCAGCACTATCACACACTATTAATAAATCTTCTAGATTGTGCTCTTTAATAAAATTAGCTATATCCTTGTTAGTCATACCTTTACGATAACAGATTTCCTTTACATATAGCTTATCATTATGCCTACCTACCTTTACTATCCCTGTACAGTCCTGAGAGTAACCAAAATCTAAGCCTAAACAGTAATCAATATCAGGGAATTCTACATAGTCAATATACTGCCAGGTTGTATAGATTTGCCTTTTAGTAAATACAGCCCTTTGTCCTAGTCCAAATACGTTATAGTAATCCTCATCTCTAGATTTAAGTTTCTCTATCTCATCTATTACAGATTGAGGTAAGAATTTATTATCTCTCCAAGTACTAATATGAAAATCTATATCTGGGCTTTCTGTATCTATAAGCTCAGAGTATAACCAGCTTACAGCTTCACTAGGGTTAAAGTCAATTATAATCTTCTCTGTTGTTCTCATAGCTATTTGCCTATAAGTTTCATAATCAACAGTATTAGCTTCATTAATGAAAGCAATATCGTGCTTAGCTCCCCTTAGTTTAGCTGGGTCATCAGCTCCTAACATTTGTACTACTGAGCCGTTATAGCTCCAGGTACTCTCACTCTTATTATGCTTACCTAGTGTATATAGTCCTAGCTTATCTAGTATATTAAAAAAATCTCTCATTACTGAACGCTTTAAGGAGGGCATACTATCTCTGATAATAGTAATGGTCATAGGTGTTTTAGTAGTAGTTAATCTATATACTAGATACTGACAACAGGAATAAGTTTTACCGCTTCTAGCTCCACCCTGTAATATAGTGATACGCTTATCTGAATTTACTAACTGATAGAATTGTTTATTACAGTATTCCGTTACTCTGCTGGAGTCCATTCGATTACTTTAGATTTGAAATTACCCTCTACACTAACTTCAGACCTTTCTATATAACCTCTAGATTTACCTTTGGTCTTTAGATAGAATAAAGTTGCTGGTACATTATTTGTCTTGATAAGCTCATAGAGTTTACTCTCAGCAAAATCTAAGGCTATATTATTAATATCTTGTACAGCTTCTCTAAACTTTTTATCATCTTTAAGCCAATTATAGTAAGTGCCTCTAGTAATACCTACACGCTTACAAGCTGTAGTAACTACTCCTAAGGACATCTCTAGAGCTTCTAGTAATGCTTCTTTTTTTTGCTCCGTTTTACTCATAGTACAAATATACTATAAATCTGTAAAGCCAGCTAAAGGATAAAAAACTAGTGTATTTCTGTAACCGTCTTTGCTAGTAGGAATAATAGGAGTAACTCCGTGAATATTCCTCCAGGCTGGATATACTAACATACTATTATCACAGCTATTAACTGTAGCGCCATAATCAGGTACTGTTGTGTGTCCTCCTGTAGCGTTATTCTTTTTTGCTATTATAACATTACAACAGCCTTTAATATTCGCGTGGTCAATATGAAAATTTGCAGGTATATTATAATTACTAATGCTACTTGTAAATAGCCTTCCGAATCTCCATTTTTCAGGTACTGTTTCCTCTATAAGTTTTTTCTGTTCTTCAAATATGGAGGGCGCTAATTCCTTTATAATTTCTTCCGCTTCTCTACATAAGAGATACATAGCCTTTACAAAGTTCTTAGCTGACTCTACATTATGTACAGAGCTTCTAGTAGCATATGTACGTCCTAAGTGTGGCTTAGGTAAACAGCTTCCTAGTATTGTACTGTATTGTGATACATCATTTTCAGGATTATCAAAACCAGATGAACGCTTCATAACCGACTTAGGCACACGCTTAGAGCGTAATTCATTATTAGCTAAATGCGCCAATTTAGAGGCCTTTTCCGAGTACTTCGCTAGGTCTGCTATGTAGAAGCCTATAACTTCTCCGTTCTCTACAAAGAGGCTATCTTCTGTTACATTAGGTGTTAAATCTCCGCAGTCGTCCCCAATAGTAACGCTATGCTCTTGTTTTACTAATTCAATTTTTTTCATATTCTGCTCTTACTTGTTTTAAGTGTTGTATTATTAGCATACCTACATAATCTCCTCTATCTCTAAAGAACTTAATAAGCTCAAAGGCTTCTTCATAATGTTCTAGATTAAAGGGTATCTGTATACCTCTCTTTACGCCCATTTGCATATCATCTACTATAGAGTCGTCAAAATCATCTAGTAAGCTCATATCGCTCTCTGGCTCTCCTTTCCAAACATCAAGGCCCCACTCATCTAACTTTACTTCATTCCACTCATTAGCAATAATATCCCAATCCCACTCACCGAAGCTATTATTGTCTTTAATAATAAATTCTTTTTGCTGTTCTTCAGTTAAATCAGTAGCCATAACAATATGTACTTTTTTTAGGCCAGCTTCTTTACAGGCTTTCAGCCTCATATTACCGCCTAATACTATCATATCTTCATTTACTACTATTGGCCTGAGTTTTAGCATTTCTGGGAATTCCTTTATGCTTGCTACTAATTTGTTAAACTTATTATCTCTAATAAATCTAGGGTTAGATTTGTTCATCTTAACCTTACTAATACTTACTAATTCTGAATTCATACCCTCTTTTTTATGTGTCTAATATGTATAATGAGCTACAAATGTAAGATAAATTTTTAATTTTTACAATAGCGTAGATATAAGTAACTGTAAAGCTCCCATATTTTATTAGAAGCTATCTTTTGATTTTTATAAGTTTTAGTAGACCTGGTAATACGTCCATTATCATTAATCTCAATGTAAATATGTTGTTTTATAGGTACTATATATATCTGAAATATTTAATGTTATTTCAATTTCTTTATATTTTATATATTTTTCTATTATAAAATTTATAATTATATTATTTAAATTATGTATAAGAAATAAATTTATATAATTATAAAAT